TAGGAGAAGATTATGAAAGTATTAGAAAAAATTGTTTTAGCCATAGAATGTTTTTGCAGAAAAATTTACTCAAAGGTTTGGTATTACAGAATTACACTTACAACAAATCTAAAAAGGAAAACTAATGTACGAAGAATTAAAAAACGAAGTTAAAGAGTGTGAGGGTTATGTCAATAAAATATACAAATGTTCAGAGGGTTTTGACACTATATTTTATGGTCATAAAGTTTTACCTGAAGATAACTATGAACATGGTGTTGAGTATCCAAAAGAATTAGGTGAGGAAGTTTTTGAAAAAGATTTCCAAAGAACAGTAGATGCTGCTGAAAGACTTATAGGTGACAGACCAATAAACCATGTAGCAAAAGAAGTAATTATAAACATGGTGTACCAAATAGGTGAGGGTGGCGTATCAAAATTTAAGAATATGTGGAAAGCATTAGACACAGAAGATTATAGTGAAGCTAGTGTCCAAATGCTTGACAGCTTATGGGCAAAACAAACACCAGCAAGAGCTGGTAAGTTAGCTGGTAAAATGCGATCTGCAAAATTATAGGAGGTTACTATGTGGTTAAGTCTAGCAACTAAATTAGTTCCAGGTATTTTAAAAACTGGAATGTCTATTGCACAAAATCGTAGAGAAACAAAAAGATTTGAGTCAGTAGCACAAATGCGTCATGCAGAAAAGATGGCAAATGGTGAGATTGAATGGAAGCAAGAAACGATAGCTGCTCAGAAAAACGATCTTAAAGATGAATTTGTTTTGATTCTAATTTCTATTCCTTTGTTAATTGCTGGATATGGAGTTTTTTCAGAAGATCCAGAAATTATAGAAAAGCTAGATACTTTCTTTGAGCAAATAAATAATTTTCCTCTGTGGCTACAAGGATTAATTGTTGGAGGATATTCAACAGTTCTAGGTATTAAGGGTGTTTCTACTTTTAAGAAAAAGTAATGTCAGACAACACAGATCTAATTAACGAATATAAAGAACAAGTTCGTATCCTAAAACAAGAAGTAGCAGAACTACAAGACGCTGGTAAGTCAAAAGATAGTGCTAATAAAAGATGCTTACAAAAGCTAGAGCATAGCCAACTAGATTTAGAACAAGCAAATAAAAAAATTATAGATCTAGAAGATCAAATAAAAAAAACAAACAAAAAAGATAATTAATGAATTATGTACTTTATTTAATTTTATGTTCAGGTGTTACAAACTCTTGCCTAGAACCTTACAGATACCCTAATAATTTTGCTGATAGTTATTCTTGTATGGTAGGTGGCAATAACCAATCTATTATTAAATTAGAGGATATTGGCCAAGATAAAGTAAATGAAAATAAATTTTACATAAAATTTTTATGTACTGAAGAACCTAGAGTAGAGCTTGGTACATAATGGCAGAATATCAAGGAAGAAAAGTTACACTTAATAAACCATTTAGATTGCCTAGTGGCAGTTCTAAAAAGAGTGGTGTTTATGTTCGTAACAAATCAACTGGTAAAGTAAATAAAGTTACTTTTGGTGATCCTAATATGAAGATCCGAAAGAACAATCCTAAAGCTAGAAAGAGTTACCTGGCTAGATCTGGTGGTATTAAAACTAAAGGGCAAAAGACTTTATCCGCAAATTACTGGTCAAGAAAAGCTTGGATGTAAATGGCAAAAAAAATTTGGAAAAAAACCAATATAGTTACAGATGTTGGTGAGTGTAGGTACTGCAAAAAAAATATTGTTAATACTGAATCATTTGTAAGTTTTTATAAAAGTGGTCATGCACACTATGACTGCATGAAAAAAGACGATGATCTTAGGCAAGAAGTCTTAAACACAATAGATAAAGAAATAAATCAATTAAAGGAGCAACATGGCTAAAAGAGGATTATACGCAAACATCCATGCAAAGCGTAAAAGAATTAAAGCTGGTAGTGGTGAAAGAATGAGAAAAGTTGGTACTAAAGGTTCGCCAACTGCTGCTAACTTTAGAGCTGCTGCTAAAACAGCAAAGAAACCAAAAAAGAAAAAGAGGTAAATAATGGCAAGTACATTTTTAAAAGATAATTTTAAATCTCTAAATGATGAAGAAAAAAAGAAAGCAATTGCTAAAGCTGCTGCTGAACAAGCAGCAAACACAATGAGAAAAAGTATTCCAACTGCTGCTGGTGAATTAGAGGTGGCTTTTATGGAAGATGCTATTGGTAGCGATGTAGCAAAAATTAAAAAATTATTAGAAGAAGAAGATAAATAACCGAATAGGTTGAACTACTTGTTTAGCAAGTTCATTGTCCTAGCTTTTGCTAGAGGGATAGGGTGGGTATAGAATCAGTTGCTATTGGTATAGCAAAATTAATTATAAAGCCGAATTGAATCGCAAGGTTCTTTTCGGCTCTTTTTTTATGCCTGTAATAAAGGCTTATTTAAAAAGCTAGTAAATACAAGCATTATAACAGCAACTTATTCTATTGTAATGTTGTTAGCGGTATATTATAACATAGTTATAACTTATATAAATTAAGTTAATAACAAAAAGGAGAAAGAAAGATGATTAAGGCTAAACCAAAAAACATTAACATTGATGAAATAATACATTTTGATGCAAAAAAAAGTATTTCAATAAATGTTAAAAATGCAAAAGCAATTTATAATAGTAATAATGATAATTACGAAAGATTAGCAGAAATACATGATGTAGATGTTGAAACTGTTAAAAAAATAAAAGAGGGAAAATTACTATTAGGACTAATAAAAAAACCAAAGCTACTTATTGACCAAATAGAGGAGTGCGAAAAAGAAAACGAACTTAACTATTATGGAGGTATGTAATGGAACTAAATCTTAGAAGAACTAAAAAGGATGGTAAGAAAATATTTAGGTACGCTTACTTTGGTTTAGATGGTAGAGTTAAATACATATCTAATAAAAGCAAAAGTGCTTTAGAAATTCTTGCAAGAAAAAAAATACAAGAAATAGGTGTACTTAAAACTTCATCTAGCCAAATATTCTTGCATGAAGCTTGGCAACAATTGCACCAAAACCTTACTAAAAGAAAGCTAGATTATCTAAATGGTAGAAAAGTTAAGAAAATATCTGATAGTACCATTAAGGATTACACTAGCTTTTACATTAACCATATTAATAAACAAATAGGTAATGTAGATCTTCGTTTATTAGATAGCAAAAAACTCAATGAATTTGTCAGCTATTTAATTAACAATGATAAAGTTGATAATGGTACTAAGCGTAAAATATACAATGTTTTAAGTCTTATTATCCAACACCAAGTTAATCCACCACAAGAAAGACTTAGCAAAAATATCTGTAAGGATAAGGATTTTATGGTTGATGTTCAGGTAACTAAACCAGAAAAAACTCCTATGATTGACTTTAATAAATGGTCAGTAGATTTTGTTAATAAATTAATTAACGATATTGAAAGACCTATGGTTAAGTTAATATGCAAAATCCTTTTGGAAACTGCTGCTAGACCTAGTGAGATTAGAGCCTTAGATAGAGGTAGTTTATTATTTCAAGAAAATATACCTATGATATTAATAAACAAAGCTGTCAAAAGAGGTAAGGTAATTGGTAATACTAAAACAGAAAATGGTGTAAGAGCATTAACAATTTCTACTAAATTAAAAGATGAAATAGTAGAATATGTAAATTCTTTACCTATTAACCAAGACCAACTGTTC